ATAAAGTAAATCACGATTTTTTATATCATTGCGAAATACAATACGAAACTAAAGATGGTTTTGATTTTAAATCCGCACTTGGAAATTCATTAGATGATTTAATGGGCGACATAGATTTACGATTTAAAGAACTGGCGACACGAGAACCCAAAATTGTGCAAGTATTATATGACCCCCTACACGAGTCAATAAATATAACACCTAAGATACTATCCCTTATGAAGCTAAAACCCGCATATAAGGGTAAATAGACCCCAAAAACCCCCATTACTACATAGCTTTATTTAATTAAAATAAGCACTTTCAATAATTTTAAAAGAGTTTTTAAATTTGAACACCTAAAAACTAAGGAGATTATTATGCCCAAAGGTCGTGGTACTTATGGTTCAAAGCGTGGGAGACCATCAAAAAAATCCAAAGGAATGAAGTCAAAGAAATTTAAATTTGGCAAAAAAAGAAAATAAAACATCCTTAAAAGCTGAATTGGTTGGCATTAAAAATTTAAAGATTGCGGGAGCGTGGCGAATTGAATTTGATGTGTATGAGTTTGAGACCGAAGCAGTCAAAGATTTAATGGATATGTTAAATAAGCCTGTGGCAATGGGATTAATTCAAATAGATGACTAAACACAAGGACAACAGAAGGAACAATGGACAGTTCAAAAAAGGTCATAAACCTAAGACAATGTGGAAAAAAGGTGAGTCTGGAAACCCCAATGGTAGGCGAAACGCTTATACTGATTTAATTAAAGAATTTAGTTTTCAAAAAGTAAATGATAGAGAGCGTAGGGAAATCATTGTGAATAAGTTATTTCAACTGGCAGAGCGTGGAGATTTAAATGCGATGCGAATGGTGATAGAAAGATTAGAGGGTAAAGCATTGGAAAGACAAGAACGCACAACAAAGAATGAACCGATACAAGTAATGGTAATAGGAGAAGATTAAATGGCTAAAAAAGTAAGTTGGAAATGGGGCAACAAAAGGTATAGTGGGACTTTAATAAGGGAAACTAAAACACACAAATTTGCTAGAACAAAAAGTGGTAAAATTAAAAAAATAAAAAAATGATTCAATGGACACTAAACAATACAAGAAAAAAAATATTAAACGACCCAAACAGGTTCAAAGTTTTAGTATGTGGGAGAAGATGGGGCAAGACTATTTTGTCTCTTATGTATTTGTTGAAAGACCCATTTCAAGAAAACGAAAGACGATGGTTCATTACGCCCACTTATCGAATGGGTCGAAATATAGTGTTTCCTATTCTTCGCCAGATGTTCTCAGGGTTCAATGGAGCAAAGCTAAATGAAACTGAGATGTCTGTTAGGTTTGAAAATGGTGCAGAGTTTGCAGTCAAAGGTGCAGATAATGAACACGCATTGCGTGGTGTGGAACTTACAAAATGCGTAATGGATGAGATGGCATATATCAAGCCTCATGTATGGGAAGAGATTGTCTATCCTATGTTGACAACAACTAAGGGAAGTGTTTTATTTATTGGGACTCCAAATGGTTATGACATTATGTATGATTTATATTCAAGGGGTCAGAGTGAGCCAGATTGGAAGTCATGGCAGTTCAAAACAATAGATGGTGGCTTTGTACCTGCGGAAGAAATAGCACAAGCAAAAAGAACAATGGATGCTAGTGTATTTAGGCAAGAGTTTGAAGCATCGTTTGAAACAACTGGCAATAGGGCAGCTTGGAACTTTGATAGAGATGTTCATGTTAAGAAAGCAAAGGAATTATCTACTTATAAATGGTGGGGCTGTGACTTCAATGTGGACTGGATGTCAGCGACTCTAGCTTGTCAATTTACTGATGGCACAATTCACTATTATGATGAGATAAGATTAAAGAATAGTAACACCGAAGAAATGGCTAGAAAGATGAAAGCTATAGAGCCAAATGTCGAAGTATATCCAGACCCAGCGGGTAGTGCTAGGTCAACGACAAGTAATCGCTCAGACCATCACATACTAAGAGATTATGGATTTTTAATTAGGGCAAAGAAAGCACACCCAAGCCATATAGATAGATTAAACGCATTAAATAGAAAGCTACTAGATGCAGAGGGTAATGTGACAATGACTATAGACCCTAAGTGCAAATTCTTAATAAAAGATTTAGAACAAGTGCAGAGAGATAAAAGGGGAGGGATAGACAAGTCTAACATAGAGCTAACTCATGCATTGGATGCTTGTAGCTATGCGATTGCATACAAGTTCCCAGTTATTAGTAAAGCCTCAAGAACAATAAAATGGTAATAATATGATAAATTTTGGCAGAACAGTTAATCAAGTAGTCATCCCCGAACTATCTGAACAAGTAATACTAGCGACAGTTGCAAAAGCAGAACAAGAGTTTAAAGAAAAAGAAATGGCGGAAAGAATGACTGCTATGGATTTCTATTATAACATCAATATGGATAAGCACATTGAACAATATTTTTCTAGTGAATCATTGCAACAAATTCCAACATTCCCGCAAAAAGTAGTGCCTAGATTTTCAAGGGCGAGAATGATGCTATATAAGAATCCACCTAAAAGAATTATTGGTGGAGAAGAAAACGATGATTATAAAAAAATAGCATATATGCTAGACAGTCAAACTAAATGCTTTAGTGAGTTAGCTTGGTTGCTTGGGAGTTGTCATTTTAAATCTAAATTCAATGAGCGTAAGCAACGACTGGAATACGAAATACTTCCATTTGTAAAAGAATACTATTTAAGTGGTGATTCAGAGCCTTATGGATATAGTTATGAAATAGACAAAGGTAATAATAAAGATAGACAATATGTTTTTTGGTCTGAAGATAGAGATGGTATGCAAGGAATGCATTTTAAGTTTAATCAAAAGGGTAATCGCTATGCGGTTAATGGTAATGAGGACATGATTAACCCCTATGGGATTACACCTATATCTAAAGTTGTTTACCCGTCATCTAGTTATGATGTAATTAGAAGTGCTATTCAAATTGGTATTGCTATGACAGAGATTGCATTAAGTGTTCGTAGTAGATTAGGACAACCAGTCTTTACTGGGATAGATGAGGGGCAATCAGTAATTAAATCTGGTATTGATTCGGCTATAATTCTACCAGAGGGTGCGACATTTCAATATGTATCACCTAGTGGCGGTATCAATGAGATGATTGAAAGTGTTAAAGCGTTTGCTAATCAGACCGCAGAAAATAATCACCTAAGAATACGATGGGGCGAATCGGGAGGCAATTCGCCATCAGGTGAAGCGTTAAGAATATTGGAGATAGAAAACCTAGAGTCAAGGGAAAGCGACATTCCTTACTTTAAAGAATGGGAGCATAGCCGATATGAAATAGATAGAACCATATTAGAAAAGCATGGGGTTATGAATCTAAATGAAGATTTGTCTGTTGACTTTGGCGAGGTGTCTTACCCAATGAGTGTTGACCAAGAATTAAAAATGCTTGATTGGAAATTAGCTAATGGAGTTATGAGTAAGCGTGATTTATTATTGTATTTCAATCCAGATATGAGCGATGAGGAATTAGCATCTAAGATGGGAGAAGTGCAAGAAGAAAAGCAACAAGAGCGTGAAGCACAACAACCAGTGAGTCAGATTGAAAGAATACTAAATGCCTGATAATGTAGATAAAGCAGTTGAATCATTTATGTCTAGTATTGAAAAAATAGAAAACGAATTAAAAGACGATTTGGAAAAATTAAGCTATCGAATGAAAGACATGACAGAGACCGAACTACTTCAAACAACTAGGAGGTTAAATTTTTTACAAGAGTTAGTTGAAAAGGGTTATGGTGATGAGATTAACAATTTAATGAATGAGTATGATGTGCTATTAGCACAAGCAGTCAAAGAAGCAAAAAGACGAGGGATTCCACCATTAAAATCAGAAACAGTTCAAGCATTGCAACAATTAAAAGACCTAGACACAGAAATATTATTAGGTAGAGCAAGTGCCTTTAGCAATGATTTAAAAAAGCTTTTATTTACTAATATTTATAGTGGTTCTAGTATTGGTAGTATTGTTGCTCAATTAGGTGAAACAAGTTTAGCCACCCATCAATTAAATGTGGCGGTAAATACTGGGTTGAGACAATTTAGTGATTTCAGTAGATATAATATTTTTAAGGGAGAAGATGTTAAGTGGACTTATGTGGGTACTCAAGATTCAAGAACACGCCCCGCTTGTGTATCAACTCATAATAATGAACCATCTAAGGGATATACAGAGGCACAAGTAAATGATTCAGATACTCCATTTGGTGTAAGGGGTGGATTTAATTGCAGACATAGTTGGATGGTATTATGAAGTTATTTAATCTTGTAAAAACAGACACAAAAGATTGGAAAATAATTGGCGGTAAGTTAGCCACTAGAATAGTAAAAGATTCAGATAGGGGCATTAGTCAAGATAAAAATGGGAAACCATTTAAGGCTTACAGTTTAAATTATTCTATTAAAAAATCAATAGGTAAGGTAGGTAAAAAAGGAGTCTCAAAAGATAGGCAAATATCACCACCTAATTTAAGATTAACTGGTAAGATGCTAGATTCCATTAAGGCTCAAAACGCAACTAAAACAAGTGTAGAGATTTTGTTTGCTGATGGTGAAAAAGTAATTGGACACTCTAAAAAAAGAGGCAACAAACCAAAAAGAAATATTTATGGGTTAAATGAAAACAATCAAAAGTTTTTAGAAGATTATTTATCAAAAAAAATAGAAAACAATATCTTGCGATTTATTGCTAAAGATATAGAAATAGACTTAAACATATAATGCCTAAGAAAAAAGATTCAAGATTAGCAAGAGCGGGAGTCTCTGGATTTAATAAACCTAAGAGAACTCCAAGCCATAAAACTAAATCTCATATTGTTGTTGCAAAGGAGGGAAATAAAATAAAAACAATTAGATTTGGACAACAAGGTGTTAAGACTAATCAAACGCCAAAACAACGAAAAGCGTTTAAAGCTAGACACGCTAAGAATATTGCAAGAGGTAAGATGTCTGCTGCGTGGTGGGCAAATAAAGTTAAATGGTCACCAAGTAAGACCAAAAGAAAATAAAGATTTTTAATAACCAAAATGGAGGACAGTATGTCTGAAGTACAATCAGGGGTAAAGGTAGAAAAAGAAATACCAAACCCAATGCAAGACGAAGCAAAAGAGGTGGCAACTGATAGCCAAACACAAGCAACCGAACCTAGCTCTGAAGTTGGTAGCTTGATTGCAGAAAGCAAGAAGTATAGAAGCAGGGCACAAACTGCTGAAGATGAACTTTCTAAATTGCAAAAAAAGTTAGAAGCCGATAAAGAGACACAGATGGCAGAGCAGAATAAATGGCAAGAACTTGCAGAACAAAGAGGTTCTAAACTTCAAGAGCAAGAACCAGTCATAGAAGCTGCAATGAAACAATTAGAAGCATTGAGGGAAGAAATCTTAGCAGATATGGATGAAGAAGATAGAGAAACTTTTGGCGATTTACCGCTAGATAAACTCAAAGCTATCCATAATAAATTGAAAATTGAAACTAAAGCCGAGATAGCACCTACAGATGGAACTCCCGCTAGGAGTGCTAATCCAGAAAATAAAAACTGGGTTGACTTATCTGACGATGAGAGGCGTTCTAATTGGGGCAATATTTTAGATGCATATCGTAGGCGATAAATAAGGAAATGAATAATGGCTAAACATTATCAAGGTAGTCCTGTTACTACCACAACAGACCAACATTTCATACCAGAAATTTGGATGGATGGAATCTATAAATACTTCGAAAGAAAAACTGTTTTTCGTGGTTTAATTGATGACTATAGTGCCATATTTGGCGGTGCTGGTTTTGGAGATGTATTACATATCCCTGAAATGAGTATTATTAGTGCGAGTGATAAGTCTGCGGGTTCAGATGTATCTTATGATGCAACTGTAACCACAGAGACTCAGTTGACAGTTAATAAACACAAATATGTCGCAAAGTTATTTGAGGATGTAGCTCAAATACAGTCCAACGCAGACCTAGTTGCTAAATACTCAAGAATGATGGGTGAGTCTCTTGCTCGTCAAGTTGATGCTGATATATGGGCAGAGTTAGATGGTTTAAATCAAACTCAAGCATTGTCTGCTGACGATACTTTAACCGCTGCAGTATTTGAGGCTGCTCTTGCTACTCTTGGCGAGAACGATATACCTTACATGGATGGCGAATGTGCAATGGTTGTTAATCCAACTCTATTTGCTGACATTCTAAATCCATCTGCTGGTATTGCTCAGTATTTCATCAGAAATGATGCAGTCGGAGAAGGAAATCGTGGACTTAGGTCTGGAATGGTTGGAAGCCTCTATGGTATTGATGTATATATGTCTAATACTGTAAGCACTGGTGGCACTAGCTCTACAATCCCAGGTGCTATTTTTCACAAGACAGCTTGTGCTATAGCAGTTCAGAACGAAGTTCGTGTCCAGTCTGAATACTCGATTGACGCATTAGGAACGAAGGTCGTAAGCGACCTGCTGTATGGCGTAAAGTTGATTGATGATTCTGATAATAAAAGAGGCGTACGCTTCTTGAATGTAGATTAATTATAAATCTATCTTAACAAGTGGGGCATGATTCGCTCTGCCCCACATTTTAAAAGGAGCATAAAATGCAATATTGGAAAAATTTTAATAACGGTAAACTGGAAAGAATAGAAAGTGAAAATTTTGAAAAACACCCAGAAAAACTCGAATCTTTAGAGAGTCAAGGCTATACTCGAATAACATCAGAAAGCGATGATAGTCCCTATTCTAAACCTAAAAAACGCATATTAAAAAAGAAAAAGAAATCTAAGAAGTAACGCTTTCAAAAAGTTTATTTCTATTTTTAATTTATAGTAGTAATTATAACTCATTCACGCTCACCATAGCTTAGAGAGGCAGAGAAAATGGCAGATATACACACTTATTCGGTACAAGAAGCATTAAACACAACAGTCGGAGGCGAATGGACAGTCGCATCTGCGGGAACGGCAGGTTCTAGTGCTAATGTAAATAATTCAACACACTTAGCACTAAAAGCATCTAGTGGAACTATTGGAATTTATAGTGCGGTGGACATTTATTTTAATTTTGCAACAAGCGGAACAGATGTAAATGCATCAAATGATTTACTACTCCCCAAAAACACGCTCACATTTATTACAGTTCCAAGAGGACTAGGCAATACAATATATTTTAATTATAATTCAACATCAACCACAACGGGAGCGGTAAGGATAGTAGAATGTTAAAAGGAATGATTAGCTCAGTATCAAGTGGTGGTTTACTTAGTGGAGGGACAGTTACAGGTGACCTCACTATCACAGGAGATTTAAAAGTAGAAGGTGGTGGCTCATTTACTTATGATGAGATAGTTACTGGAACATTTCAATTAGATAGTAGTGCATCTACTACTCAGTTAATGATTTCAAATAGTGCTACGGATGGTGACCCATTTATAACTTGGATGACTACTGGCTCAACTGCCTATTCAATGGGTATTGATGATGGCAATAGTGATAATTTAGTTATTGCTCAAAATAGTAGTTTAGCATCAGGTCAATTAATAAACATTACTCAATCAGGCAATGTTGGGATTGGAACTGCCTCACCCAGTAGTCTCTTGGATTTATCTCATAGTGCAAGTAGAACTACTAAATCAATAAATTTAACTCGAACTGTTACTGGAAATACTTCAGCTACAAACAGAGCAATTTTATTCGATATAAATAAAACTAGCACAATGGACTCAGGTGCAACGCTTACTTATGATGCTATGCATATTGACCTTGATGATGCAGGTGCAGATAACGCTGCATCTACTGTTAATTTAACAGGATTAAAAGTTGATGTTAATTCAGACGATGCTACAGGAACTACAAAAAATGTAGGATTAAATGTTTCTGTAGGTGGTGCAGATACAAATATCGGGGCTATAGTTAGCGGTGGAGGTCTTTATCTTGAGGGAACTACTGGCATAGGATTTATAAATGCTAGTACAACACTTTTAGATATATGGTGTAATAATTCTACAAGATTTAAAATAGAGAATTATGGTGGAGCTTGGATGTTTAGGTCAGATAATGCAACTGGACCTGCTATGGTAAGTTCCGCATCAAGCACTACTAATCCTGTATTTAGAACACATGGATACGCAGATACTGATGGTGTAGGTGGTGGTGATGACCAAGTAGCATTAATTACGAATGCAGTTTCAAGATTAATTGTTGATTCCAATTCTCGTGTTAGTCTTAGTAATAATGATAGTGGTGGTACAGGTGGAGAAGATACCACAACTGGGAATACTGTATTTGGTTACTTAGCTGGTAACAATATTGATTCAGGGAGTGTTAATAATGTTTTTATTGGACATCAAATTGCTAGTAGTTCTAATATTTCTGATGCTACAAGGAATGTACTTATTGGTGGAAATTCAGGCAGAGATTTAACAACTGGGGATAGTAATGTTTCAATGGGTTGGAACGCAGCAAGAAGTATAAGTAGCGGAGAAAAAAATACATTCTTGGGAGACCAAGCTGGTCATGGAGTTAGTCAAAGAAGTAATAATGTTTACATCGGATTTGAGTCAGGTAAACTTGTAGATGGAGCAGGTAACAATACAGCCGTAGGTTATCAATCTATGCTTTCATCAGGAACTGCTGGAAACAACACATCTGAAAACAATACCGCAGTTGGATATCAAAGTTTATATTCAATCACCACAGGCGATACAAATGTCGCTTTGGGTGGTAGGGCAGGTTATAGTTTAACAACTAGCACAGGTAATGTAGCCGTAGGGCAGGGTGCATTAGACCTAGCAACAACACAAGCTGATTTTAATATAGCGATTGGTCAGGATGCCATAAATGGTAATTGGACAACTGCTGATGTAAATGACCTTGTTGGAATTGGAAGAAATGCATTATCTGGAGTATTAACTAATACAGCTAACGGCACAATAGCAATAGGCTATCAAGCATTAACTGCACTTACTTCAGGAGCAGGTAATGTTGCAGTCGGATACGAATCAGGAAAAATGATGACTACAGGGGCTGGTAATACTTCTTTAGGTTATGATGCTTTAAAAAATGTAGTTAGTGGAAGTGGCAATGTAGCAATCGGACACGAAGCAGCAGAAGGGTTTGAAAATGGTGAAACTGGCAATATAGCTATTGGATTTGAGGCAATGGCTTTAGCAGATGAGGGAAGTGGTTCGGGCAATGAAATTGATAACAATATTGGTATTGGGTATCAAGCATTAACAATGGGAGATTTTGGTAGTACAGGAAGTAGGGTTGCAAAAAGAAATATTGCGATTGGTAGTTATGCTCTTAATTCAACTGGGACAAATTCACAGACTGGAGCTATAGCAATAGGATACGAGGCATTAACTGCTCTTACTTCAGGAGTACAAAATACAGCAGTTGGATATGAAGGTGCTAAAGGAATTACAACTGGTTCATACAATGTAGTAATGGGATATGCATCCTTAGATGCAGCTGATGGTGGAGAATCTAATAATATTAGTATTGGTACTAATGCGATGGGTTCTATTAATAATGATGCATCAGACCATAATGTAGCTATTGGAGATTCTACTTTATTAGGTGGAACAGGAACAGTAACAAAGAATGTTTGTGTTGGTAGCAATACAATGGGAACTGGAGTTGGTAACAATGACCAAACTGGTACAATTGCGATTGGTTATGATGCATTACAAGATTTAACAAGTGGAGCTGGTAACACAGCTGTAGGATACCAAGCATTAAGGTTAGCAACAACAGCTGGGGCAAATACTGTAATGGGATACCAAGCAGCTCCACTTTTACTTAGCGGAACTTACAATGTTGTTCTTGGTAGAGAGGCTATGTTAGCAGCTGATGGCTCTGAATCATCAAATGTTGCTATTGGTCAAAGCAGTATGGGTGGTGTTAATAATAATAGTACAGCTCAAAATGTAGCTATAGGTAGAAATTCATTAGTTGGTGGGACAGGAGAAATAACAGATACTATTGCTATTGGATATTTTGCAGGTGATGGAATGGGCAATATTGGAACTTCCAATTCTATTTTTATAGGTTCTAATGCAGGTGGAGGAACTGTTGCTAGTGATGCATCAGGCTCTAATAACAATATTGCTATCGGTACTAATGCTTTAGATGGTGCTTTAGATGGAGCATTAAATAATACTGCTATAGGTACAAGTTCTTTGGGAGCTTTAACAAGTGGCGATAATAATATTGCTATCGGTTATGAAGCTATGACCGCAGCTACAACTGCTCAAAGTAATACTATATTGGGTAATTATGCAGGACACGACATCACTACAGCTGGGTACAATACATTAATAGGATTTGGAACTGGTCAAAGATTAGTTACAGCAACAAGCACCAACAATCAACATAATACTTATGTAGGTTATCAAGCAGGAGCGCTTTCAACTGGATATGACAATGTTATCTTGGGTTCAGAGGCTGGAGATGCTTTAACAACAGGAAATTCAAATGTAGTTATTGGTAGAAACGCTTTATCAACTGCTCAAACTGTTACTGATTGTGTTATAATTGGTCGTGAAACTGGAAATGCGATTGCAACAGGTGTAGCTGCAGCTGGAATTGTTGCAATAGGAAGTTTTGCTTGTAATGATATAAATAGTACAGATGCAAATTATACGATTGGTATAGGCTACTTAGCAGCTGCAAATGTAACTTCAGGTCAGCAAAATATGGCAGTAGGGTATACTGCTTTAGAAGATTGTACAACTGGTGATTACAATACCGCTCTAGGTTATAGTGCAGCGAAAGATATTACCACTGGTAATGGAAATGTTGCTATTGGAGTAGGAGCATTAGCAACTCATGTAACTGGAATAAATAATGTTGCTATCGGTTATGGGGCGATGACAAATACTGATGCAGGTAATAATTCAAATGATTCAGACTACAACACATTTATAGGATGGGCATCAGGTAATGGAGCTTGGGCAGATTTTAAATCAGAATACAATACAGCGCTTGGTGGGGCTAGTATGGCGGGAGCATTAGAAGCAGCTGTATATAATGTTTCTCTCGGGTATAGGTCGTGTGAAAATTTAACAGCCGGAGATGGGAATACTGTGGCTGGAGGTATAGCAGGTGCAAATATCACTACTGGGTTGGCAAATACCTGTATAGGTTATAACTCAGCAACTACTTTGACAACTGGTAGATATAATACCTATATTGGTCGAGATGCTAATGCATCTGCTAGTGGGGTAGAAGATGAAATAGTTTTATGTGCAGGAGTTGGTGGATTAGCAGGGGCTGGTACAGAAACAGTTAGAATAGGTGTTGATTCAGATTATATTACTAATGACTTTGGTGAAAATGCTACATGGACACATTCATCTGATAGAAGAATTAAAAAAGATATAGAAGATTCTGAGTTAGGTCTTGATTTTATTAATGATTTAAGACCAGTCACTTTTAAGAAAAAAGCACCAAGTGAATATCCTCAAGAGTTTGAACAACATGACTCTAGTGTAACAGAGCGTAAAAATCCTGATAAAAAGCATTATGGATTTATTGCTCAAGAAGTTAAAGAGGCAATGGATAAAGCAGGTCATTCAGAGTTTTCAGTTTGGAAAGAAAACAAAGATGGTATGCAAGAACTTGGCGAAACAGAATTAATCACACCATTAATTAAAGCAGTTCAAGAGCTATCTGCTGAAGTAAAATCGCTCAAGAAACAATTAGAGGAAAAGTAAATGAAAAACTACAAAGCAATGAAATCAGCTAAAAGCTGGTCTGTAAAGAAAGCTAAAGTGGTTGATTCTCCAGCAGTTTCTGAAGTCAAAGATGACGATGGAAATGTTGTAAGAGAAGCTCAAGCTGAAATGTCACACGATGAATTACAGCTAGTTCAAAAGCGGTTTGACCCGAATAGTGGTAAAGCAATGGATGATTCAGTTCAGTCTTACAATTTAAGCGATGTTGCTAATCGAATACAGGAATGTAAAAATAGAGCATCTGAAGCACAGGCAGAACAAGCTGATTGGGAAGAACTAGAAAAAGATTTAAAAGCACTTTAACAATAACCAGATAGGAGTACATAGTGGCAAAAAAAGAAAAAAAAGCCGTCTTGAACTTTGACGATAAAGAGTATATCATCGAAGATATGACAGACGAACAAAAAGCGTATGCAAATCATGCAGCTGATTTAGAAAATAAAATGGCAAATATGCGATTTAATCTAGACCAGTTAAGTGTTGGGCATCAATGTTTTGTAGACAAACTTCGTGAGTCTCTTAATTCTGAACCAGAGGAATCTGAAGCAGAGGCATAATGCTTGTTCGTAAATGTGCAAAAGGGAATAAGGTTTATATTTTTAAACCTAGAACCAAAGAGAATGTTTCATACAAATTTAGTGATAATGAGACAGTTTCTTTTGATGCACAGAACAAATCGTATATTGTGACAAGTGATGGGGCGGTAGTTAAAAGAACTAATTCTTGGATTACTGCCCAATCCTCTTTTTTAAAAGAATCTCAAGATGATATTCAAAAACTAGAAGTTGGAAAACATACTTTGATTAATGGAGTTGCAACAGAAATAAAATGAAAAAAGATTATACAGATTTAATGAAAATAATAATTTTTGTTGTATTGTTTTTTTTATGTTTCATGCTTTTAGCTTGTGATGGTGGATGGTGAATTGAGTGAGGCAAGTAAACCTAAAACGGCAAGGTCGTATCGTGGAACTCTCGTTTCAGACAACGCTATTATTTCTATTAATATCAAGTGGGCTTTACAAGCTCTTTGCCTTGTCGCTGGGCTTGTTTATTCGTACTTACAGATTGAAAACAGAATTGCAGAACTTGAGCGAAGAGTGGAACTATCTGATACCGAAATTGAAGAGCTTGTCAATAAACATATAGCAGAAGAAGAAGTGAAAATATCACAAATGGAAGAACAGTTAGACTGGTATCAAAAAGAATTAAATTTGAATCCATTGAGTTGGGGTAAAAAAAGAAAGAAGCGAAAATGACAGAGTTGGCAGATTTATATTTACAGTTAGGAAGTGCGGGATTCATTGCACTTTTGTTTGGCTTTATGATTTATAACCTTATTCAATCTCAAAAAGAACAATCAGATGACTTAGAAGAAATAAAGCAAAGCATTAGGAAGATGGAATCTGTATTGGATAACAGTCAAAATATCTCAGTTAAATTAATTGACAGAATTAATTCTAGCGATAAAGATAGAGAAATTTTTTGGCGTGAATTATCAGATGATTTAGCTTTTATAAAAGGAAGAATTAATGGTGTTTCTAAATGATGAAACTCAATACAAATATATCAGTTGAAAATATTATAACAATAGTTGCTTTAATATGCTCTGTTACCCTCGCATTTGGCTTTATGCAATATGATGTTGACCTAATTAAAAAAGAGCTTGATTTAAAAGCAGATGAGAGGCAAATGGTAGCAGATAGACAATTAATTACATATAAACTTGACATAATAATGCAAGACATTGAAGAAATTAAAGAAACCTTAAAGGAAAGGAAATAAAATGGAGTGGATGAATTGGACTAATTTTGCATACCTAATGATTATAATCTTAGGGGCGATAGGAACTATGGTTGCTACAAAATATAGATTAGTTGTAAAAGAATTAAAAGAGGTTGCCGAAGAATACCACAAAGCAATGGCTGATGGTAAACTAACAAAAGAAGAGCAACAAAAAATAGCAAAACAGTCAATGGATGTATTGATGGCAGTTGTTAAAATGCTTTGGAAATTTTAAAATGCCCAAGCTTGGTAAGAGAAGTATGTCAAGGCTAAAGGGCG